CCATATAATTGCTTTCTACGTTCTTCCGTTATTTCGTCTCGTCTTTTCTTTCTATACCTATCCCTAGCAACTTTACGTAAAGATTCCTTATTACGCTCATAATGCTCCATTTGCCATTTTCGCTGAGCGACCTGTTGTTCTATTTCTGTAAAATATTTACGCTTTCTTCCGATGACTCATTTTCGCGTATCTATTCAATTGTGTAAAATTTTGATTTAACCAACCCTGTAAATTTGGCAATGCTGTAAATAATTTATCTTGAACAAACTTAGTTTCAAACTTAAATTTTATTAATTCTGTTATAGGACTTTCAACTACATCCATAATTTTCATCTTACTACCTGGTGTGATATCTACTTTAAATAATTGCATTAATTTTCTATTAAGAAATAATTGTTCTTTACAAATACCTACACTTTCATATAACTTTAATTCATCTTTCTTTTCTTCTGATATTTTTATACATTCTTCTAATGTATAATATGGTTCATCTCTATCTGTAATTTTGGGGAATCTCTTTATAATACTTTTACGTCCAGCTCCTCTTACTCCAGGAATATTATCCGATTTATCTCCTTCTAATATCCTATAAGTTAAAAAGTTTTTAGATGGAATTCCATATTCATCAAATATTGCATCCCTATCATATATTTTCTTTTTAGTAGGACTATATACTTTGATTCTATGATTTATGAGTTGAAGAAAATCTTTATCCGTAGATGATATAACCACGTCACTTTCATCAAAAATTTGTTTGGATAAATGAGCTATAACATCGTCAGCTTCAATATTATCCATAGCTAGAATTGTAACTGGTAACAATTGTAAATACTCAATTACTGATTGTAATTGTTTCATCATATTCTTTCGCTCATCTTTCTCATCAGCGAAATCGTACGCGCGCACTAATCTACTTTTTGGTTTCCTACCAGCTTTATATTCAGGAAATAACTTACGGCGGCGGGTACTCCCACCCTTACCATCAAATACTATGATGGCTCGGGTGGGATTGAAAAGATGGATTGCGTAACCTATACTTTTTAGAAAGCCAACTATTCCCCCAATGTGAATTCCATCATCATTGAGAGTTGGCATAACGCTGAATACTCTTATAAAGGTATTCAGACCATCTACAATAAGTACCTTATCATTGAAGTGACCACCATCTAAACTACCGCCTTTTTTCTTAATTTCTTCAAGTATACTGACATATCTTTTATTCATTATCAGTCTCATCTGTAATTTCTACATCGTCAATTCCTAAAGCACTTTTATCATACTTTAGAATAACTTTATCACAGATGAGTTTATAGACATATTCTTTTAGATTTTCATCTTTTAACATATCAGCAAAATCTTTAGATTGAAATTTCTTTACTTCCAACTCTTTCCCAGTTTTCAAATCAATTATTGGTAATGAGTACCAAGCTCCAGAAACTTTAGCTATACCATGTTCTTTCATTATAGTTAACCAACTACCTTCATCATCAATACCACTCTCAAAATAAAGAGGGAACTCCGCTTTTCTTAGTGGAGGTCCCAATCTATTTTTTATAACTTGCGCTAGAATCGTCATCCCAATAACATTCTTCTTAGAATCTTTAATTTGACCTTTATTTTTTAATCTAATTCTAGTTGACGCATGAAATGGTAATGCCTTTCCACCACTTGTTGTCCAAGGGTCTCCAAACATTACTCCTAGTTTCGCTCTTAATTGATTTGTAAATACTAGAGCAACTTTTTGTCGCCCAACCATTTGGGTAATTTTTCTTAATGCTTTAGAAACAATAATTGCTTTTGCAGTTGCCCAACCGTCTTTATCAAAGTCTGCTTCTAACTCTACTTTGGTAGTTGCCGCTGCCAGAGAATCTACTAATATTGTCACTAATCTATCTTTATCCGAACTTCTAACTTGTAAAACTATTTCTTCAATAGCTTCAAATATATCTTCAACTGTTTCCAAATGTAAGTATAACATTTTTGAAACATCTATACCAATAACTTCTAAAAAATCATGACTTACTGATGTTTCTGTATCAATATAAACTGCTACACCATTTTTCTTTTGGGTTTCAGCGAGAATATGAGCTCCAACTAAAGATTTACCACTAGATTCCAATCCATTGAGTTCTGTAATTCTACCTACTGCAATACCACCATTTGGCTTATTAGATATTGCTAAATCCAACACGGTTGATCCAGTAGAAATAAACTCTTTTATATCTGTTGGCGTACTATCAGATCCATCTAAAAAATACGCAACTTTCATGTCCTTAAACTTCTTATTTAAAGTGTCAGCTAGAACATCAGCTAACTCATCCCGTACAGACATATTCTATCCCTACTTGTTAAGCTTTTTGATTAAATAATTCATCAAAAGCTGATGATACAGATTCTACAGTTTTTGTAGTTTCTGCAACTTTATCTGAAGTGACTGATTCACCTTTTTTAGTGTCATCAGTTTCTTCATTCTTACCTTCAAGCCAATCATTTAAAATCTCAGTAAGTTCATCATAAGTCTTTTCCTGATAAATTTCTGTGAGTTCACGTTGTGAATCTGATACCAATTCTAGAATATTTTTATCCTCTGAAATTGGAGCCGTTACTGGCTTAACTCTAATAGCAGTAGATGGGAAAGTAGCACCAGTTTCTTCTGCAGTCTTGAATTCAACATTAACATCTCGTCCATTTAATGGATCTGTAATATCACCATAATCTGGATCTGAAATAACTGAAAGAAGTTCCTGGTAAACTGTTTTACCAAATCCCCAGAATTTTACTCCTTCTTTTTCTTCACCTCTTACCACTACTGGAGCAAAAGTTCTCATTTTTGCTTCTAATTTCTTACCTAATCTATAATCATCTCGATTACCAGAAGATTTCAACTTCTGGGCAAATTCTTCTATTGGGTCTGGACGACCGAAAGAAATTGGTGATAGATAAGATTTTCCACCTAAATTATAATGGAAAAATAATTCTATAAAAGGATTGTCCTTATTAAATTTATAAGGTACAATTCTAATAATTTGTGTTCCTGGTTGTGGTTTCCAAAGAACGGATGTTCTTTGATTTGTTGCTTGTAACTGGTTTAAACGTCGTTTTACTAGATCTAAATCCATTTGTTAATCTCCTATATGTATGTTTTAATTATTAATTATTAATTGTAAATGGTCAATCAATTTAAGAACCATTCACATATAACTAGCTAAGTAGTTTTACAAACTACCAATTTTTTTTGAATTTTTAATGATATTCATAGCATACTCATAATAAAATCTGCCTGCTTTAGGTCCACCGTTTTGTTTCCCGTCCGATTCACCTATAGGTTTAACCCATAAAAATGCATCACACAATTCATTATTAGTTTTAGTAGTTGGAAACTTACCTATCACTGCTGTTTTTGGATTACACCAATCTCCTGTATATCCAAACCCATTTCTAGAAGTATCTATCACATAATGCTTATCTATTTTATCAGATATTTTATCTCCATAAATCATACATTGTTCAGTAGAAACAAAATTTGATGTATTTAAAGCAAACCCTTCATAAGATTCTTTATCAAATTTACTCAAAATATTTATAACATCATCCACGTTTAACCAATATGGATGCCCAACATCTAAATATATCTTAGCATTACATCCTTTATGTAAAAATTTTAATGCTTTTCTAATTAATCTAATTCTTTTCTGTTTTTCTTCATATTTCATATCAAATGACTGTGCTAATGCATCTGGTTCATATATTACTATTGGAGCTTTATCTTCTATCCCCTTTGCTACATCTTTTATAAAATCTATATAGTCTCCTTGATTAATTTCTCCACCTTTAGCATAATGACCCAAATCTCTATCTGGTATAGAATATATAACAATATAAGGTAAATACGGATCCGCTCTATCAAATAATCTTTTAATTCGTTTTTGAATCTTCTTTGCCTTTTTATATGGGGATGATCCATACCAAAATGCAATAGGTTGTCCAAATATTTTATTTAATTCTTTGGATTTTAATGTATGTTCTTTATGTATTCTAAAATCTGGATAATAAAACCTGTATTCCATATAACTTAAATTTAACCTAATCTTCCATTCCCCACTCTGAAACTAATACTACTTTATGAATTTTTGTTTTTATCTCTACCAATTTATCGTCATTATATAATAAAATACAATTACGATAATCATCCCAGGGTATTGGGAATTTTTTATCAAGTATTCCATTGTTTAACTGTAATATAATTTTATTTAATGCATTTATTGTATATAAAGTATTGGTATGTTTTTTTCTATGTAGTGAAATTGTATTTGGTATTCCTTCCATAAAATCTGTTTCAAACTCAACATTATATGTACAAATCAAATTAGTAGGCTCATGTGTATTATTAAAAACATATATTTTATCAAACAAAATTGTATTACAACTAATAATAATATCAATTATCTCATTTAAATTGTTCTTTTTTGCAAAAGTGCAAAGTAGTTGTGTTTTCATACTAATTAACCACGCTTACCGTCTTTTGAAAAACATTTTTTCATATTATCTGACCATTGATAAACTGTTTGTAACTTACCAAGTTTTCCTGACTTAGTTCTAGCCACCTTAACTCCAACTTCTATTCTTTCAGTTGTTACTTCTCCTGTATCTGGATTAGTCTTTTCTTGTATAGCATAAACAATTTTTTTACTACCAGTAGTCCTACCCTTTTGACTGCCCCTAACTCCTTTTTGATCTGAAGCTTCTCCTACCTCAAACCTTGTCACA